ACGCCGACGTAGAAGCTCTTAATATCGAGCTTAAGGGTATCAAAGAAGCCAGAGACAACGCCGAGACCAGAAGCGAAGCTAAGAAGACTCTCTCTTTCTTCGAGGGCGGCGACATGAAGCCCCAGAAGAGAAGCTTCGACGCCGAGACCGTACTCGATACCGAAGAGTACCGTACCGCTTTCTATAAGACCATGCTCGGGCAGAAGCTGAGCGACGTCGAGAAGAGGGCTTTCGACCTTGCGCTCGAGACCAGAAACGACGCTTACAATACTTCGGCTAATAGTGCGGCGGTACTTCCGACTCACACTATGAACGAGATTATTAAGAAAGCTCGTACTATGGGCGGTCTTCTCGCTGAGTGCCGAGCGTTCTCTATGCCGACTAAAATCTCTATCCCTATCGGCACGCCGAGCACTAAAGCGGCATGGCATACCGAAGCCGCCGCCGTCGACTCTGAGAACGTGACCGTAGCTAACGTCTCTTTCGACGGCTACGAGATTATGAAAGTCTTCTCTATCTCTGAGAAAGCTCGCAAGATGAGTATTAACGCTTTCGAGAGCTATCTCGTCGAAGAGCTGAGAGCTTGCGTACTCGAGACTATCGCCGACGCTATCGTTAATGGTACTGGTAGCGCACAGGGTACAGGACTCGAAGCCGGTATTACGTGGGCGACGTCTGGTACTGGTAAGAACCACGTACAGGTAGCCAAGACCGCAGATATTAAGTATACCGACGTCGTAGCTCTGGTAGCGCTTCTCAAGCGTGGATATACCGCCGGCGCTAAAATGGCTATGAATAACGCCACTCTGTATAACGTCTTCTACGGTATGCTCGATACCGCTCAGAGACCTATCTTTATCGCAGACCCGAAAGACGAGTCTATCGGTAAGATTCTCGGCTTCTCTGTGGTGGTAGACGATAATATCGCCGATAACGTGGTCTACTTCGGTAACTTCGGTAAGTACTTCGGCTACAATATGCCCGAGGGTATTACTATCGAGTCTTCCAGAGAGTCGAGCTTTAAGAAAGGCGTCGTAGACTACAGAGCTATGGCTATCGCCGATTGTAAGCCGCTCGTACCCGAAGCTTTCGTTAAGCTGAGCAAGGCTACGGCGTAAGACCAGTAAGACGGTAATACTAATAAGCTAAGTAAGAGAGGGCTCGAGACGCTTCTAATAGCTCTCGGGCTCTTTCCTTAAGAGGTGATAATATGTTTACTTTTGACGACGCTCTAAGCGTTCTACACGTAGACGAGGGTACTAACGACGAGCTTATACTCGCTCTGGTAGCCGCTCTACCCGACTATATCGAGACGACTACCGGCTTAAGTGCAGAGCACCAAGAGACCGAGCCGCTCGTACGTACTGTAGACGGTCTTATTATTACTCAATGGTACTACGCCGACCACGCAGACGACCAGAGTCTCACGAGGACTATTAACGCTCTTCTTAAGGCTCTGAGCGTGAGAGCTCGTAGCTATGCCGAGTAAGTACGGTAATACGGCTTTCTACAACTCGAAAGAGTGGCGGCGAGTCTCGGCGGCGTACATGAGCTCGAAGCTCTATATCTGCGAGAGGTGCGGCAAGCCGGCGGTAATTTGTCATCATAAGAAATGGCTTAACGCTCAGAACGTGAACGACCCGACGGTAGCACTTAACCCAGATAACTTAGAAGCTCTCTGTATTGATTGCCACAACGCCGAGCACGGTCTCAGACACGATATAACGGTCTTCGACGACGCCGGTAACGTGGTAGAGGTGAAAGAGAGCGTAGATACTAAGAGCTACCAGACCCAGAGAGACCAGATAGACGACGTAGTAGCGAGAGCTAAAGCTCTTCTCTGTGGTCTCAAGGGTAGCTCAGAAAAAACGAGCTCGTAGAAGAGCCGTAGAGCGACTTTTACGACCAAGGTAATATAAATCTTCATCTAAGAGCTAAAACGCCGTAGAAAGCCGTTTACGTGGCTCTGAGAGGGTGCGAGGTGTAAGACATGAAGAAAGAGACGTCTTTCGACGAGATTTTAAGGAAAATACCAGAAGATAAGCGCTATATCGGCGAGAAGCTGATAGCCGAGCTTACTTTTATCGAGACCACTCTCGAGAAGCTGAGAGCCCAGATAGCCGAGACCGGCGAAGTCGAGCACTTTCAGCAAGGTAAGCAAGACTTCTTAAGAGAGTCGCCGGCTCTGAAAGCCTATAACACGACCGTACAACGCTATAGCGTGATGTACCGGCAACTTACCGACTTAATGGGTAAGAGCGTCGAAGCTGAGAAGAGTAACGCCGTCTACGACTTCTTAAAAGAAAATGCCGACTAACTATATCGACCAGTATCTCGACGCTATACGCTCTGGTAAGTGTATCGTCGGTAATCGTATAAGACGGCAATACGAGAAGCTCAGTAAAGACATACACGAGCCGAGCGGCGGCTACGTCTTCGACCAGAAGAAAGCAGAGAAGCCGATAGCGTTTATAGAAAGATTCTGTAAGCATAGTAAAGGCGAGTGGGCGGCTCAGCCGGTGAAGCTCGAGCTCTTCCAGAAAGCTTTTATCTCGGCTCTCTTCGGCTTCGTACATGAGACCACAAGAGAGAGAAAGTACCGAGAGACGCTTCTCTACGTGGCTCGTAAGAATGGTAAGAGTACACTACTCTCTGGTATCGCTCTATACTGTCTCATAGCAGACGGCGAAGCCGGCGCAGAAGTCTATAGCGTAGCGAGCAAGAAAGACCAAGCTCGTATTATCTATGAAGAAGTCTGTAATATGGTACGGCAGAGCTCAGAGCTCGCAGAGATAACGAAGAAGCGAAAGAGCGACTTATACTTTCCGCTTACATTCTCTAAAATGCAACCGCTCGGCAGAAATAGCGATACTCTCGACGGTCTTAATAGCTCTCTGGTAATCATAGACGAGCTACACAGTATCAAAGACCGAAATACTTACGAGGTAATGAAGCAGAGCCAGAGCGCACGCCGAGAGCCGCTTCTCGTAATGATAACGACCGCCGGTACTGTGAGAGAGTGTATTTTCGACGATATGTATAAGTACGCCGTCGGCGTCTGTGACGGTACTATCGAAGACGAGCACTTTCTACCGATACTCTACGAGCTCGATAGTAAAGACGAGTGGCTCGACCCGATGAAGTGGGAAAAAGCTAATCCGTCGCTCGGGCATATTAAGAAGCTCGACGACCTTATTAGCAAGGTAGAGAGAGCCAAGCAGAGCCCGAGAGACCTTACCGGCGTACTGGTAAAAGACTTCAACGTAATAAGCACGACGGCGAGTACGTGGCTCACTTTCGACGACATCAATAACGAAGAGACTTTCGAGCTCGAGCGCTTTAAGGGCTTCTACGCTATAGGCGGCGTCGACTTATCCCACGTCGGCGACCTTACCGCCGCTACGTTACTCTTCATGGATAAGAACGAGAAGAGGTACGTTACTCAGATGTATTGGCTACCGAAAGACCACTTCGAGAAGCGAGTAGCAGAAGAGAAGCTACCTTACGACAAGTGGTACGAAGCCGGTCTTCTGAGACTCTGCGAGGGTAATCAGATAAATTACTCAGACGTTACGGCGTGGTATCTCGAAATGGTAGAGAAGTACGATATTACGCCGGCGTGGATATATTACGACCCTTATAGCGCCGCTTACTGGGTGCAAGAAATGCAGAGCTACGGCTTCAATCTCGTAAAATGCTACCAAGGCGTGAAGACGCTCTCGCTACCAATGCAGAAGCTCGGCGCAGACCTACAGGCGAAGAAGATTAACTATAATAACTCGAGTCTTCTTAAGTGGTGTATCACTAATACCGGCGTCAAGACCGACGTAAACGGCAATATTCAGCCGGTAAAGGCTCAGAGCGCTAAGTACCGTATCGACGGCTTAGCGAGTCTCTTAGACGCCTACGTAGGGCTCGTAGACCATTACCAAGAGTACTTAGATACGATAGAGAGGTAACGATATGAAAAATCAGTACTTCAAGAAAGATAAGAAAGCTCAAGTCTATTTTCAGAGCGACGGCTATAAAGACGACTACGGCGTCTATCATAAAGGCGGCGTCTACCCGATAGCGGCGTCTCCTCTGTGGTGTTATGCAAGACAAAACTCGCAGAGTCTCGGCTTCGCTTCTGGTATTGCTTACGTCAATGAAGAGAGCCGCTTCTTCGTCTTCAATAACAATAAGCATATCAAGCAAGGCGGCTTTATCTACTATAAAGATACGTGGTTTACTATCCAGAGAGTAGACACGACCGACGACTATAACGGCGATATGTTCGTCTACGCAGACGATACGCCGACCGGCGATATACCGAAAGCGAGCGATATTAAGCCGTACGACCCGACGAAGCTTTAATACTTGAGACCACAGAAGAGAGCTACCAGACCGGCGGCTCTTTTCTTTTGTCTTACTCGTATTACTGATAATACTATATTTTACTTGACATATACGAGCAAGCTCGCTATAATACCTTTTAGAGTGGCTCGGTCTCATAGAAAGAGAGGTAATACGATAATATGGAAAATATCAAGACGACCGAGCGAGAAGACTTTCTCGACTATATCTTCGACCCTGTAAACCTTTTTATGGATACGCTCGACCAAGTAGTCGAGGGCGGTATCTACCCGAAAGAGAAGCTCGACGAAGACGAGAAGCGCTTTTGTGAAGCTTACCCAGACTTCGCAAACGGTATTCTTAAGTATATCTTTAAGGGCTTCGTGCTGGGTATGAAGAGAGCCGACATTATCTACGGTAATCTCTTAGAAGACATAGAAAAAGGCTCAGACGCCACCACAACAGAAACGACCAAGTAACCGAAGTAGTATAAGCATATCCGAGCCACTCTTTATTATAGCATGAATAAGAGTAAAGAACAACGAAAGCGAGGTAGAACAATGAACGACAGAGTAAAAGAGTACGAAGAGAGGGCTCTCGAGTGCTTAAGCTTCAATGCTAAGCAACTTACCGACGCTCTCTACTCAGATACGTTAGAAGCATGGGTAGACGACCAACTTAGCGTAGATAGCCCAGACGACCCAGAAAGCAACGGACACGATATTTTAATTACTTACGGCGGTCCGACCGTCTATCTCGATACTGGTACGGCTCTTTTCCATTATCACGAGAACGGCTTCGACGACTATACGCTACCGATAGACGAAGACTTAGCCGAGAAGCTCGAAGAGATAGCGAAAGCGAGGTAATGATATGAGAGTAATAACTCTTCTTAACCAGAAAGGCGGTACAGGCAAGACGACGACCGCTATTAACGTCGCCGCCGCTCTCTCCCGCTGTGGTCTCAAGTGTTTACTGGTAGACATTGACCCACAAGGCAATTTAAGCCAGAGCGCCGGCTTC